TGCCACTGCAACGGCATCATCTGACATTGTGTTCCGTCTTGCCAATTCGGACCTTGCTACGTTCTTCTCGTATGCAGGCGACGGCACTTCCAGCATCCTCCTCTGGGGCGCACAGCTAGAAGCCGGAGCCTTTGCCACCAGCTACATCCCCACGGTCGCCAGCCAAGTGACGCGCGCGGCTGACATTGCTGCGATCACGGGGCCGAACTTCACGCCTTGGTATAACCAGAGCGCGGGGACGTTTGTGGCTGAAGGCTCTGCATACGCTTTTCCGGTGAGCGCCAGTAATAACACACTAGTGGCGCTATCTGATGGCAGCACCACTAACGCAAGCTATGTTTACAGCTTTGGCTCTGCTGGTTACGCAGCAACAAGCACGGGCGGCGTTGTGCAAGCCAACCCGACATCTGGCTCGGCTTTATCGCCAAACACGCCTTATAAAATGGCCTACGCTTTTAAGGCCAACGACTTTGCTTTTAGCGTTAATGGCGCTGCGGTAGGTGCGGATGCCAGCGGAACGATCCCGACAGTTAATCAGCTTCAAATTGGTCGCGTAGGCGCAACTGTTTTGCTCAACGGCCACATCCGCTCCATCCGCTATTACCCATCGCGCTTGACCGACGCCCAGCTTCAAGCCCTGACGGCCTAAGGAGATAACTCGTGGACCTCTATCTCAAGGCACCGACTGAAGCCGACATGAACGCGGCGCTGTTCGCTGCGGGGCTGGCTTACGAACAGACCTTCACGGTGCAGACCGGCGAGGACGAAGAAGGCGAGCCGATCACCGAGGAACGGACTGCCCTGGTTGCTGCCCCCGGTGTCAGCCTCGACGTTATCGGCCCGATCACCCGCGTTACGGGCTATGACGAGAACGGCGATCCGATCACGGTGGATTACCCCGAATGGCACGTCAACGTGCGCTGCAATGCTCTGACCGAGGAGCAGGAAGCCGAGATCGATGCCATCAAGATCGTCCCGCCTGAAGTGCCTTACCGGGTGTGGGCATGATCTATCTCCTGATCGCCTTTGTCGCGCTTCAGATCGCGGATGGCGTCACGACCTATCTGGTCATCAATAAGGGCGGATACGAAAAGAACCCCGTTGTCGCATGGGGCATGAAGCAGATCGGCCTTGTTCCCGCACTGGTGGCCTACAAGGGCATTGGTGTTGCTGCTGGTTTGGTCCTCTATCACTTCGCGGATCATGGTGGCAGCTATGGGCTTGGTTTTCTGACTGCGCTCTATTGCTGGGTTGTGTGGAACAATTATAAGGCATATAGATTCCTAACCTAACGGTTGGTTTATAATGATAGCACTAGATCCATCCATACGCGCCGAAGCCCTAGCCCAGTTGGCTGGGGCCATGAAGCGCCTGACCCCTCCGCCCCGCCTGTCGGTGGCTGAGTGGGCTGACCATGAGCGGCGGCTGGATAGCCAATCCTCGGCTGAGCCGGGCCGGTGGTACACTTCGCGCGCAGAATACCAGCGTGGCATCATGGATGCCTGCTCGGACCCCAATGTCCGCGAAGTCGTGGTGATGTGTGGTACGCAGTCTGGCAAGTCAGAGGCGATTCTCAACACCATTGGCTATCATATGCACCACGATCCTTGCCCGATCTTGGTGATGCAGCCCACCGTCGATATGGCGCAGGCGTTTTCCAAGGACCGCGTGACTGCTGGTCTGATCCGTCCCACTCCGGCTCTGCGCGGGCTGGTCAACGATAGCAGGGCGAAAGATGCTAATAATACGACACTTCACAAGGTTTTTCCGGGTGGCGCTCTGTCTCTTGTTGGCGCTAACAGCCCATCTTCCCTTGCTTCTCGTCCTATTCGTGTTGTTCTATGTGACGAAGTTGATCGATACCCTCCGTCAGCGGGTGAGGAAGGCGATCCAATATCTCTGGCCAAACGACGCGCCGCCACTTTCTGGAACAGGAAGATAATTCAGGTCTCGACCCCGACCAACAGGGGAGCGAGCCGGATCGAAGACGCCTACGAGGAGACGGACCAGCGCAAATTCTACGTGCCGTGCCCGCATTGCTCGCATAGCCAGCTTCTGCTCTGGTCAAACGTCCAGTGGCAGGACGATAACCCCAAGACTGCGCGCTACCATTGCAACGAATGCGGCGCAGCATGGAGCGAAAGCGAGCGCCACGCTGCTGTGTCTCAGGGTCAATGGATCGCGCACAAGCCATTTAATGGCGCGGCTGGCTTTTGGTTCAACGCTCTCTATTCGCCGTGGGTTGATCTGGTGGATACGGTCGAGGAATTTCTCGCCTGCCGCAAGGATCCGATGCGGCTCAAGACCTTTGTGAACACGATCCTTGCCGAGACTTGGGAGGACCAAGGAGACGGCGTGGACGATTATGCTGTGGCGCAGCGCCGCGAAGAGTATGAGGGCATCCCGGAGGATGTTGTGCTGCTGACGGCTGGCGTAGACGTTCAGGACGACCGGCTGGAAGTCGAGGTGCTGGGTTGGGGCGCTGGCGAAGAGACATGGCAGATTGAATACCATGTTCTCTATGGCGATCCGTCGTCGCCGAGGCTGTGGGCGCAGTTGGATGAGATTGTGCTGGCCACCTATGAGCATCCGATTGGCGAGCCTATGCTGATCCGGGCCACCTGTGTTGACTCTGGGGGCCACCATACGCGGGCGGTGTACAACTATGCCAAGACCCGCGCCGGGCACCGGGTGTTTGCCATCAAGGGTGTCGGCGGCGAGGGCAAGCCCATTGTCGGTCGGCCATCCAAAAACAACGTGGGCAAGGTGCCGCTATACGCCATTGGCGTAGATACCGCCAAGGAGCTTCATTATGCCAGATTGCGCATCGATGAGCCGGGTCCGGGCTATTGCCACTTTCCATCAAAACGCGATGAAGAATATTTCCGGCAGCTAACGGCGGAAAAGCAAGTCATCAAGTACCACAAGGGCTATCCGACCCGCACTTGGGTCAAAACCCGGACAAGAAACGAGGCGCTCGACGTTCGCGTCTACGCTATTGCGGCCTTTCACATATTAAATGTGAATATGGATAGCATTGTCCGCCGGTTTTATGCTAATGTGGAGCGTAGGGCGGAAGTTGCAGCCCCGAAGGAGGTGGCGAAGCCGCATCCTCTGGTTGGCCCAAAGCGGGCGAGACCGAAGGGCGGATTTGCGAATAACTGGCGTTGAGGGCTGATGGCTAACCTGTTCGACGAAAGCAATGCTCCAGAGGGCGAACCGCTCAAGATAGTGGTTGGCGACTTTATCCAGTGGAAAAAGACGGCGCTGGCTGAGTCCTATCCGCCTGCTACGCATTCGGCTGAGTATGTTGCGCGCATCACCGCTGGCGGCGCGTCAGAAATCAAGCTGGCTGCGATTGAGCGGACGGGCTACTACCTGTTTCAGGTGCCCAGCGCCACCTCGTCGGCGTTTACGGTCGGCTTCTACCACTGGCAGCTTGAGATTACCGAGACAGCCAGCGGCAACCGGATCGTCGTAGAGCGCGGCGAGTTTGAGGCGATTGCCGACCTCGACGAAAACGGTGCGGATCCGCGCACACATGCTGAGATCATGCTCGACAAGATCGAGTCTCTGCTGGAAGGCCGGGCCGACAAGGATGTTTCGTCCTACGCCATTCAGGGGCGCTCGATCTCCAAGATGAGCATTACCGATCTGCTCCAGTGGCGCGATTACTACCGCAAGGAAGTGGTCAAGGAGCGGCGCGACAACGCCATTGCCTTGGGCAAGCCGACTAAGACGACTGTAAAGGTGCGATTCCTATGAGCGTATGGCGTAATCTGCTGGGCCTGCCGGAAAAGGCTGGTGCCGCTCCGGCGCGCAAGCGGTCGTATCACGCTGCTAACGTCGGGCGGCTGTTTGCCGACTTCCTGAGCTCCAACCGCAGCGCAGACAGCGAGCTTCGCTCCGATCTGGTGACGATGCGGAACCGCTCGCGCGCTCTGGCCCGCGATGATGTCTACGTTCGGCGCTACCTGAACCTGCTCAAGACCAATGTGGTTGGCGAGAACGGCTTTGCCCTTCAGGTGAAGGCGCGCAACACCGACGGCAGCCTCGACACCATTGGCAACCAGATCATTGAACAGGCTTGGGCCGTTTTCAGCCAGAAGGGCAACTTTACCCCGGACGGCAAGCGCAGCCGGGTCGATCTGGAGAAGTATGTTATTGAAACCGTCGCCCGTGACGGCGAAGCGTTTATTCAGGTCATCAAAAGCCGCCGGTTCAAGCATGGTATTGCCTTCCATCCGGTAGAGGCTGACCAGATTGACGAGCAGAAGAATGAGCGCCTGAAGGGCGGCAACGAGATCCGCATGGGGATCGAACTGGACGAATACCAGCGTCCTGTGGCCTACTGGGTCAAGCCTCGCCACCCCGGCGACTATGACTTTGCTGCTGCATCGCAGCGCGCAGCCGTCCGCATCCCGGCGGAGAACATGCTGCACATCTATTCGCCTGATCGTGCAGGGCAGACGCGCGGCGAGCCGTGGATGGCCCCGGCGATCACCCAGTTGAAGATGCTCAACGCCCACCGCGAGGCCGAGTTGGTGGCTGCGCGCATGGCTGCATCGAAGATGGGCTTCTTTATCTCCGAGTCGGGCGAGGATGCCCCGGCGGATGATTACGACAACACGGTTCCGATCATTGATGCCGAGCCGGGCACGTTCCACCAGCTTCCTGCTGGCGTGGACTTCAAGGCGTTCGACCCCAACCACCCGGCGACGGCCTTTTCGGATTTCCAGAAGGGCATCCTGCGCGGCATCGCCTCTGGCCTTGGCGTGTCCTATGCCAGCCTGTCGGGCGATCTGGCAGAAACCTCGTATAGTTCGGTTCGCCAGGGCGCGCTGGAAGAGCGCGATGCCTACAAGATGCTCCAGCGGTTTGTGATCGAGCATTTGGTCATGCCCGCTTACGGCATCTGGTTGCAACACATCATGGAGTTCGGGCTGATCCCGATCCCGGCGACACGCTTTGATAAGTTCTATACCGCCTCGACCTTCCGTGGCCGTTCGTGGCAATGGGTCGATCCTCAGAAGGAAATTTCGGCGGTCGTGGACGGAATGCACAACGGCATCATGTCGATGAGCGATGTTGCTGGCCAGTTTGGCCGCGACATTGAAGAGACGTTCAGCCAGTGGCAGCGTGACAAGGAACTGGCGGCTCAGTTTGGCCTTGATCTGGCCTTTGGGCCGTTTGGTGGCAATCCGCAGACCAAGGGACAGCCCCAAGCCCAACCAGACACGGAGCCGAATTGATTTCGGCCAGTATTTGCTGTATCGTATGGCCAAGGAGTAGTGCCAGTGGACGAACCTGAAGAAAAGGCCGTCGAGGAAGTGGTGGAAGCCGCCGCTGCCGAAGAAGTGGCCGAAGCCGCGTCGAAGAAGAGGTGGTGCTGGAAGAGGCTGACCGCAAGAACGTGGTCGATCTTGAGCGCCGTGGCTTCGACATGGACATTCGCGGCGTGGACGAGAAGAAGCGGACGGTTTCTATTGCCGTTTCTTCGGAGCTGCCGGTCGAGCGTTCGTTTGGTAAGGAAATTCTGGTCCATGAGGAGGGTGCCATTGATATGGCCTTCCTCGCTTCGGGCCGTGCGCCGTTGCTCCTCGATCATGACATGGAGCGCCAGATCGGCGTAATCGAATCTGTCGAACTTTCTGCTGACAGGGTGCTGCGGGCCAAGGTCCGGTTCGGGCGCTCTGCGCTGGCGCAGGAGGTTTTTCAGGATGTTGTTGATGGTATCCGGGGAAACGTCTCCGTCGGCTACCGCGTCAACAAAATGGAGCGTTCTGCTTCGAGCAAGGACGAGTACCTTGTTCGTTCGTGGTCGCCCCTTGAGGTATCCGTCGTTTCCATCCCGGCTGACCCGTCAGTTGGCGTGGGCCGGAGCGCGGCTGCTCTCGAACCCAAACCAAGTGTTGAACCATCCATCAAGAAGGAGTCCAAAATGGACGAGATTAATCTGGATGCGGTTCGGGCCGAAGCTGCCGAAGCTGCCGCCCGTAATGCCGCTGCTATCATTGAGCTTGGTGCGCGCCACAACAAGCGTGACCTGGCCGATGCCGCTATTCGTTCGGGCAAGAGCATCGAACAGTTCCGTGGTGAACTGCTGGATGTGATCGGGAACGACAAGCCGCTCGACAACAACGATCTGGGGATGACCCGCAAGGAAATCCGTCAGTTCTCGATTGTCCGCGCGATTGCCGCTCTGGCCAACCCGAGCGACCGCCGCCTGCGTGAAGCTGCTGCGTTCGAGTTCGAGATCTCGGAAGCCGCCGCTCAGCGTTATGGCCGCTCGTCTTCGGGCCTGATGATCCCGACCGACGTTCTCGGCGTGTGGAAGCGCGACCTGAACACCTCGGACGACAACGAAATCGTTGCCACCAACCTGATGGCTGGTGAGTTCATCGACGTTCTGCGCAACGAGTCGTCGGTCATGCAGGCTGGTGCCCGCATGATGCCGGGTCTGGTCGGTAACGTGGCGATCCCGAAGAAGACCGCCGCCTCGACCGCTGGCTGGATCGCGACCGAAGGCGGCGCTTCGAGCGAATCGGAGCCGACCTTCGGCACCGTCAGCCTTGCCCCGAAGACCGTTGGTGCCTACACGGACGTTACCCGCCAGCTCATCCTTCAGTCGACCCCGGCTGTGGAAGCTCTGGTCCGTGACGACCTCACTCAGGCGCTGGCTCTGGCCATCGACAAGGGCGCTCTGGAAGGTTCGGGTTCGTCGGGTCAGCCGACCGGCATCCTGAACACCAGCGGCGTCAACAAGCCGTCGTCGTTTGCCGCTGCGGTTCCCACCTTCGCCGAAATGGTCGAACTGGAAACTATGGTCGCTGCTGACAACGCCCTGTTCGGCAACCTTGCTTACATCACCGATGCCTCGACCTACGGCGGGCTGAAGACGAAGAGCAAGGACAGCGGTTCGGGCATGTTCGTGCTGGAGAACGGCGAAGCCAACGGCTACCGCGTGATCCGCTCGCAGCAGGCCACTGCCGGTAACGTCTACTTCGGCAACTGGTCGGACTGCCTGATCGGCATGTGGGGCGGTCTCGACCTGACGGTTGACCCGTACACCGCTTCGTCGAGCGGGACCGTCCGCATCGTCGCGCTCCAGAGCGTTGACGTTGCTGTCCGCAACGCCGTGTCGTTCGCCTACAACAACGACGGCGTGTAAGCGTTAAGGTGAGGGGTGGCCGTTTGGAAGTCGCGGCCACCCCAATCCTTTGAGGAGAGTGTAATGGTATTGTCTACCGCCTCGATGATGGGCAAAGTTTCGGAGAAGAAGATGGGCAAGTATCAGTGCGTTCGCGGTGTTGTGACCAACCAAGGTATTGCCAAGGTTGGCGACATCGTTGAGCTTTCGGACTATGAAGCCAAGCAGCTTGCCGCCAAGTTCGTCCCTGTGGCCGACGTCATGCCGGTCAAGGTTGATCCTGAAGAGATCCGGGTGGCTGAGGCGCTGGCCGTAGAGCATCGCGATCCCGTTGCTCCCCGGCGCGGTCGTCCGCCGAAGGGTGCCAAGTGATCGAGACCGACGCCGATCTGCTGAACTTTCTGGTTCTCGACGACTTCGCCGAGAATGCGACCTATACGCCGTTGGCTGGCAGTCCGGTAACGATCCAAGGCATCTTTGACGCTCCGCAGGCAAGCCGCAACATCACTGAGATGATGGATGTGACCATCCCGGCCCCGCAGTTTGTCTGCCGCACGGTGGATGTCCCCAATGCAGCTGATGGCGATAGCATCTCGATCCGCTCGGTGTCCTATTATGTTCGGGTGGTCATTACCGACGGCACCGGCATTACCACCCTCATGCTGGAGAAGGCTTAATGGCCCACGTTCGCCAGCAGATTAGGGACCGCATCGCCACGCTGGTGACGGGCCTGCCGACCACTGGCGCGAGCGTGTACAAGATGCGGCGCTATGCGCTGGACGACAGCAAGATACCGGCGATCTGCGTTTACACCACCGATGAAAGCAGCGGGCTGATTACGGTCGGCACCCGGACCCTCCGCCGCGTTATTAATGCCGTGGTAGAGATTTACGCCAAGGGTGCCAGCGCAACTATCCATGACACCATTGATGGCATTTGCGTTTCGGCAGAAGAGGCCATCGCCGCAGACTTCAGCCTTAATGGTCTGGCCAAGTCCTGCATCCTGACCTCGACTGAAACTGACGTTAATGTCGATGGGCAGAACGGGATCGGTTCGGCGCGCTTGGTTTATGCCGTCGAATATGTTACAAGCATTGGCGATGTGGAGACTGCGCAATGAAGATGGTGCCCGTCTATAACGCCAATGGCGACAAGATTCTTGCTTGTGCCGATGCTGTGGAGTATTATCGCAGCATTGGTTGGGCGACTGAGGAACCGGCCAAGGAAAAACCGAAGGCCAAGGCCGCTAAGGAGACTGCATAATGGCTACTCATACTGGCAGTGAGGGCACCGTCAGGGTGGGTGCCAACGCTATCGCCGAGATCCGTTCGTATTCGGTTGAAGAGACCGCCGATACGGTCGAAGATACCTCGATGGGCGATACCTACCGGACCCATAAGACCACGCTGAAGGCGTGGACGGGCACCGTGGACGTTTTCTGGGATGAGACCGACACCAATGGTCAGGTCGCCTTGACGGTCGGCAGCCAAGTCACCGTTTCGTTCTTCCCCGAAGGCACTTCGGCTGGTCAGTCGGAAAAGTACCTGACTGGCGATGCCATCGTGACCGGCAAGACCGTTTCGGCCTCGTTTGACGGCATGGTTGAATCCACCATCACGCTTCAGGGCACTGGCGCTCTGACGCTGTCGACTCTGGCCTAAGAGGTAGATCATGGCAACGCATACTGGTAGCGAGGGCACTGTCCGGGTCGGCGCGAGCAACGACATCCTTGAGATCCGCTCGTACTCGGTCGAGGAAACTGCCGACACCGTTGAAGACACCTCGATGGGCGACAGCTATCGCACTCACAAGACGACCCTGAAGGCTTGGACCGGCACTGTCGATGTGTTCTGGGACGAAACCGACTCGACCGGCCAGGGCGCTCTGACTGTGGGCAGCGAAGTCACCGTTCGCTTTATGCCTGAGGGAACCGGCGGCGGCGATGCTTACCTTACCGGCAGCGCAATCGTCACCGGCAAAACCATCTCGGCGTCCTTTGATGGGATGGTCGAATCCACCATTACCTTGCAGGGAACCGGGGCGCTTACCACCACTACCGTCTAACAACTAAGGAGTTAATATGAGCATTGCACAGCGTATCGCGGCTCGCACGAGCCAGAAGCGTCATATCGAGGTCCCGCAGTGGGGTGAGCCGGGCACTCCTGAAAAGGTCTACTTCGGTCCCCTGCTTGCTGGCGAACTGAACCGCATCCAGCGCAAGCATCCCAGCTTTCTTCAGTCGGCTTCGTTTGAGGCGATGGTCGATCTAATCATTCTCAAGGCCGAGAATGGTCAGGGCGAGAAGCTTTTCACGCTTGAGGACAAGCCGGTTCTGATGCGGGAAGAGGTTTCGGTTATCTCCAGCGTTGCAGCCGAGATGATGTCTGGCACTAGCGTCGAGGAACACGAAAAAAACTAAAAGACGATCCGCTAAGGTACAATCTCGTTACCTTGGCGGATCGCCTCGGCAAAACCATCGCGGAGATTGAAGAAATCTCAATTTCAGAGTACAACGAGTGGGTCGCCTACTTCAAGGTAGAGGAAGAGAGACGGAAGCGTGGCCCAGCAAAACACTCTTGACTTCCTCATTGCCGCCCAGGTCACTGGGCAAGAGCAGATGGCGAAGCTCATTCGCGAGGTTGGCGCGCTTCGCGCAGAGACGGACAAGCTGCGCGAGGCAAATAAGGCGCTTTCAAGCTCAACGGATGCCGTAGTCCGTAACGGCGTCCGTTATAATAATGCCCTAGATGCTCAGTCCAAGGCCATGCGTCAGCAGCGGCAGGGTGCGCAGCAGCTTACGATGCAGATGAATGACTTCTTTACATCAGTAAGCACTGGCGCTAGTCCGGTTCAGGCATTTAACCAGCAAATCGGCCAAATTGGCTATGCCCTTACTCTTTTTGAGGGTAATGCTGGTAAAGTCGGTCGTTTGCTGAGCGGGCCGTTCGGGATTGCCCTGATGCTTGCCTCTGTGGCGCTTGGCAAGGTCGGCAAGGACTCCGATAGCGTCGGCGAGAAGTTTGACCGGCTTGGCGCAATCGGCGTCAGCGCGGGCAAGTCGATTGCTTCGAACTTTAATGAGATGCTGGCCCCAGCCATTAAGGCGCTTGGCCCAGTAATTCAGCTTGTTGAGGACATGATCCCGCACATAATGGAAGCCTTTGCCAATATGGCGAAGGGCGTCCTCGCAGTATTCAACCGTGTTGTGGGCGGCGTTGTCGGGCTAGTTACCGCCTCAATCATCGCAATTAAAAACTCGATCTCGGTCGTTCTTGATCTAGGCGTCGGCGTGGTCAATGCGTTTATTCGCTTGGTCAATATGGCGCTGGGCAACGTCGAGAACACGGTTAATTTCCTTGGCAATGGCGTCAACACCATGCTGGCCGCGCTCGGTGTATCCACTCGGGTCGCAGAGGTCAGGTTTGGCCGTCTTGAGGAAGTCACCAATAGGTGGGCAGGGTCTGCTGTAAAAACCGCCAATGAAGTTGGCGAGGCGTTTTTGAAGTCATTCCGCTCTGACCTCATCGATATTGATGAGATCATGGCTGGCGTGAAGATGAAGCCTAAGGCCAAGGATAAGGAAAAAGGCGGCGGCGGAAAGGGCAAGTCCGAAAAGCGGGAGGAAGACCTCTCGAATGTCAATCTAATCGAGCGTAACCAAGCGTCGATTGCCGCGATCCTGAAAAAGGGCCAGGATGCTTGGCAGGAGTATTGGGACAAGGCTTCTGGCATTGCGGGCCATGCCATGGAAAAGGTGGTTGAGATTACCGCCATGGCGACCGCTTCGGTCAACACCCTTGGCGATCAGATGTCGCAGACATGGCTCAGTCGATATGAAGAAATTCAGCGGTCCTTCACCTCTATTGGTGAGGCAGTTTCCAATTCTTTCCAAGGTATGCTCACCGGAGCCATGTCGTGGAAGGACGGCATGAAGGGCATCATTAATGCCGTCATCAACGAACTGTGGCGACTGTTTGTCGTGCAGCAGATTGTCGGCATGATTACTGGTGGTCTGAACAATCTGTTTGGCTTTGGTGGCGGTGCCGCCTCTGGCATGCCTTCCATGTATGGTGCCGCCACTGCCGTGGGCAGCCAGTTGTCTGGCTCGACGCAGTTCTTTGGAACCTCTGTGCCAAAGTTCGCCAACGGCACCCAGAACGCCCCCGGCGGCATGGCATGGGTCGGCGAGCGCGGGCCAGAACTGGTTAATCTACCGCGTGGTAGCCAAGTCATTCCGGCCCACCGCGCTCAGAGCATGGGTGGCGGCGGTGTCACCATCAACGTAGATGCTCGCGGCAGTGCTGATCCGGCTGCGGTGCGCGCTCAGGTCCAGCAGGGCATCATTGAGGCCGCGCCCTCGATCATTGCCGCTGCCGAAGCCCGCACGGTTCAGGGGCTGCGTAGGCCGCGTCTCGGAGGGGCAATCAAGTGACAACTATTACCTTCCCGTCTAGCCCTAAGCCCCAGACCATGATGTGGAAGCTGGTGCAGCCTTCCCAGAACAATGTGTCTAGCTGGACGGGCAAGCGCCAAGTACTGGCCTCAAACCGTGGCTGGTGGGAATGCGAGATCACCATGCCGCCGATTGTCGGCGAGGCAAATGCCCGGCAGTGGCTCTCTTTTGCGGCGCTGGCTGCTGGCTCGGCCAATGACTTCCGCATTCCGGTTAGCCCCACTGAGCAGGCCAGCAATTGGCCCAATCCCTCACCGGAACTGCTGCTCGACTTCCTCGGTGGTGCCTACTATGTCGGCGATACGCCCAGCGTAAATGGTGCCAACCAGACGGGGCGCTCGCTGATTACTGACGGATGGGTGCCATCTACGACCATCCTCTATGCTGGGCAGTACGTCACCATCAATGACCAGTTGCTGCAACTGACGGCTGACATAACGTCTGATGCGGCTGGGCAGGCGACCATCCAGTTTGCTCCGGCACTTCGGGCAGCGCCCGCAGACGACGCGCCCATTGAGTTCCGCAACCCCTATGCGCTTATGTATAGTGTTGAGGACTTCTCACACTCTATTGAGCCGGGCATGGTCTACAGCATGTCCTTCAGCTTGCGCGAGTCGTTCTAATGGTTGACGCCACAACTCAGGCGGCGCTTGAGGCGTCTGTCCTACATTGGCGCGTTCTGCTCTACGCCGACATTGACGGCGACACGCTGCGGGCGACGAGCGGGCTATACGATAAGGTGATCTCGGCATCCGGTGATAGCGAACTGGATGGCACCTACGAATCCTACAGCCACCAGATCATTGAGGTTGGGCCTGTCAAGCATAACGAGACAGGCTCGGATACCGTGACGATCTCCATGAACGGCCTGCTGGTCAATCTGGAGCAGATCCTTGACCGGGATGGCGACGCTATTCTGACCCGCGAGGCTGAAAACATCTTTGTTCGCACTTCTGATCTGCTGAATACCATTGGCGACAAGACCCGCTGGCAGGGCCGCACTGCCCGGCTGTGGTTCTACTGTGTGGACGAGAATGAGGCCCAAGTCGGTTCGATCATTCCGTATTACACCGGGTACATGAACGATATTGTCATCGCTGGATCGCCCGATCAGCAGCGCATCATGCTGACGATTGAGAACTATCTGGCTTCGCTCGCTGGAGCGCCCAATAAGACCTACATGATGCAGAGCCTGTTCGACAGCGGCGACCTGAGCGCCAACGCCACCTTGGGCGCTGCCAATGGCATCGGCGGCGGCGGCTCCACTGGCTATGGTGGTTCAGGTGGCGGTATGAACGGCGGCAACCCTGATGTGAGACAGGTATGAGGCTTTCTAACTGGGAAGAGCGGCTGGCAGAGTATGTCTCTTGTAAGAGACACGAGCCGTTCGCCTATGGCATGAATGATTGCTGCACGTTTACCGGAGGGGCGGTTGAAGCCGTCACTGGGGTTGATGCAATGGCCGAGTTTCGCGGGGCCTATAATAGTCTGGCATCCAGTGTCCGCGCCTTGAAGGAGATCGGAAATGGCGATCTGGAAGCCACTATTGACGCCAAGTTTCCGATTATTGGTATTGGCCACGCTCAAAGGGGCGACATTGCTTTCTTTGATGGCTCTATTGGTGTAGTAATGGGATCGTTCGCGTGGTTCGTCTCCGACGATGGATTGGAGAGGGTGCCGCGCTCGATGTGGGACAAGGCATGGAGCGTCGGGCGTGGGTAAGGTTCTGAAATTGATTGGCTCCGTGGTTGCTGCCGTTGTTGGCTTTGCCATCGGCGGTCCTCTTGGTGCGGCATTGTTCGCTATCGGGGCCAGCACGGCGCTGTCTACTGCTCAGCAGATCATCTTTGGCTCACCGCAGCTTCCCAAGTCCCAGCTATCCCGCCTGAACGTCACGCTGGACACCACCACGCCGCGTAAAGCGGTGCTTGGCACTACGGCGATGAATTTGGACCTTCGCTATCATGAAGCGAGCGGCACCAATCAGGAATACATCGATTACATTATCGCGGTGGCCGCTCACAAGGTGAAGTCCATCGACGAAATCTGGTTTGAAGAAAAGCAGGCTTGGACTGTCGGCGGCGGCGTGACTGCCACCTATTCTGGCTATCTGACTGTGGCCGTTCGCACTGAGGGTACGGCTGGCAACACTATTTCCATCAACGGCGGCTCCAAGTGGGGTTCATCCACCCGCCTGACCGGCTGCGCCTATGTCCATATCCGCATCAAGCGCACTGGCGCTAACTCCAAGACCGAAAGCCCGCTGGTCAATGGCATGCCGAGCCGCGTCACCATCATTGGCGATGGCGCGCTGCTTTATGACCCGCGCCTTGATAGCACCGTGCCGGGCGGCTCTGGGGCGCATCGGGCCAACGATCAGGCGACTTGGGGAACCTACACGGCTGCCGACGATACCGATAACCCGGCGCTGCAACTGCTATGGTGGCTGCTGGGCTGGAAGATCAACGACCGCCTCTCTGTCGGCTGTGGTGTGCCACCTGAGCGCATCGATCTCGAATCTTTCATCACTGCGGCCAACATCTGCGATGAGACTGTGAGCCTTGCGACTGGCGGGACGCAGAAGCGTTATCGGACCTCTGGCACAGCCTCGGACGCTGACGACCGTATGAGCGTCATCAATACGTTCCTGGCCTGCATGAACGGGACGCTGCGGGACAGCAATGGCAAGCTCAGCCTTGAGGTCATCAAGAACGATCTGGCCGACTATGTGCTGGACTTTGACGACAACGATATTCTCGGCGACTTTGAGTGGAACCAGACGCGCGGCCTGACCGACACCTATAACAAGGCGCGCGGTCGGTTTGTGGATCCGTCCGCCAGCAGCCTCTACCAGCTTGTTGACTATCCCGAGGTTGGCTTTGATAGCCCGGACGGAATCGAGCGCGTCATGACGCTGGAACTGCCCTATGTTGAGGACGGTCGCCGGGCACAGCGTATCGCCAAGCAAGTGCTACAGCGCAACCAGTACCGTGGCCTGTTCTCGGCGGTGTTTACGGCCAAGGCGCAGGGCTGCGTGGTCGGCGATGTGGTTCGCCTGACCTTCCCGGCGCTGGGCTGGTCTGAAAAGCTGTTCCGGGTGGTTAGCCAAGAGATCCGCTTTGACGGTCAGGTGCCGCTATCGCTGATCGAAGAAAGCGCCGAGATCTACAAGTGGGATGCCGAGGATAGCGCCCCGGTGACGCCGACGGCTCCGACGGTTTACGATCCGCTGAACAATCCGTTCATTCTCGGCACTCTTCAGGCGTCGAGCCGCCATGAACCGGCGGATGCCAGCACCGTCTTCACGGCCAATTATCAGGGCACTCTTGATAGCGGCCAGTTGCCGCGCACGATCCAATTCAAGCGGTTCTACGGCACCACGGATGTATCGTCTTCGGCAACGTGGACCGTGGTTGCTCAGTCGGGCATCAGCGGCGGCACCGTCACGATTGCCAATGGCATCGTCACTATTCCGTCCGGGGTTACGATCAACTCCTCGGCTGAAATTGAGATCAAGTCTGCCTATCAGGGCTTTGATGTAACCAGCCGCATTGCCGTCATCCGTCAGGATGCCGCCCCGCCCAGCACCGGATCCGGTGGCGGAACCACGGTGAACGATTCCACGTTCAACAGTGTGTCTGGGACAACCCTGACCGCCATCTCGGACATCATGACTGTCAAGACCGGCTCGGCTGGGACTATTACGTTCTCGGCACCGCTAACCATCAATGCCACGGCGGAATCACCAGACGGCAGCTTTGGTGCCATTGGTCGCTGGAAGTACCGCACGGTCGGCGGCAGCTTCAACGATGCTGGAACCCAAGCCGACGATAGCTACCCGGTGGTCGTGATTTACGATGACGAATTTGGCATCTATCGCGTTCAGTTCGGCGGCGGCTATATCAGCATCGGCGCAACCGTGACCGGCCTTAGTGCCAACACGGACTACGAGGTGCAACTGTACGCTGCCCGCGATAGCTCATCGCCAGCAAGAAGCATCAGCTTTAGCGGAACTGCTTCCGCTACCGGCTCGTAAATGCTATAGGAGACGTTATGGCCTATATTTACAACCTGACTGATACTTGGAACGCCGGGGGCACGACCTTCTACGGCATTCGGATTAATGTAACCAACACCGCCTCGGCCTCTGGATCGCGCTTGCTCAGCCTTCAGGTTGCTGGCTCCGAGGTTTTTGGGGTGGCTGCAACCGGCCAGACCGGCCTCGGCACCGCTTCGCCAAATGCGTCGGCTATGCTGGATATTACTTCGACTACGAGGGGCTTTCTGCCTCCGCGCATGACAACTGCGCAGCGAGATGCTATATCTAGCCCCGCAGATGGTCTGATTCTGTACAACTCGACTACGAACAAATTGCAAGTTCGGGCCGCGAGTTCTTGGGTCGATCTGCACTAAAGGGGGCGGCTATGTTTCGTTGCATTTACGACGATTGTGACAGCGAAACCAAGCCGCTTGCTGCCGTCAAGCCAGTACTTGACATTACCATTGTAGTTGTTTCTACTACCATTATGGCGACAATGGTGGTATCATGAACAACGGCGACATCTGGAAGCACATTCCCGAAGGCGTCAAGCATCTGTTCGATGCGCTGTCGTTCGGGACTATGCTGGGGGCGCTCTTCCAGATGCTACCTAACATTGCCGCCCTTATCACCATCATTTGGACCACCATTCGGATATTCGAGACCCGGACGGTTCAGGGATGGCTTGGACGGAGCAAAGCCGATGGCGAAGGGAAACTTTGACGCCTGCTTGAAGGTTATCCTTCATCACGAAGGTGGGTATATCCATCACCCCGCCGATCCCGGCGGACGTACCAATCTCGGCGTTACCCAGCGGGTCTACGAGGAGTGGGTCGGCCACCCCGTAACTGAGGCCATCATGCGTGGGCTGACTGTCAGCCACGTTCGCGCGCTCTACAAAGCCAAATACTGGGATAAGGTCCAATGCGAGGCGCTTCCCGCCGGGCTGGATCTTTGTGTGCTCGACTTCTCGGTCAATGCCGGGACCGGTCGCGGGGCTAAATTCCTCCAGCGCCTCGTTGGCGCAGGGGATGATGGGATCATTGGTCCCCGCACCCTGTCGCTGGTCGAGCAGACTGTTCGCGGGCGCGGCGTAGACCACTGCATCATGGCTTATCAGGATGCGCGCCGGGACTACTACCGGAGGCTGAACACCTTCACCACGTTTGGTCGCGGCTGGTTGCGCCGCGTGGCGGAGGTCGAAGACTCGGCCATCAAGATGATTGCCCCAGCACTGCGCGGTGGCGCATGAAGCTGCCGAGCATTATGTCGCCTGACGGGCGACGGGCTTGGGCCTTCGCTGCGATCTGCGGCGGCTGCATGGTCTTCACCCTGTTCGCCGCTGTTGGCGTCTACATTCTCCGTAACGACGCCAAGCTGGCGTTCTGGCTGGCGCTGGCCGCTCACCTCCAGATCCTTGTTGGCATGACTGCCCTCGGCTGGGTGCTGGGACGGCGTATGCAGATCGAGGCCGGTAAAGACGGTGCCAAGATCAACGATCACGGCGGAGAGGACCAATGATGCCCCTATTTGCCGGTCTGGACGCCGCTGTGGCCTTTGCGCGCCGTTTCCGTGTCCTCATAGTCGCCGCGCCTTTTATCGCGCTCAGCGCCTTTCTCTGGGTCAAGCTGTACGGCTTCCTGTGGTGGGACGGCGCGATTGAGCAGCGCGACAAGGCCCGTGCCGCCGTGGCCATGTGCCAAGAGGCTGGCCAGCGTAACCTTGCCGAGCAGATCCGCCAGCGTGATCGAGAAAAGGCTATTTATCAATCAAACTACGAGAAGGCGAAACAGATCCATGCCGAGCAACTGGAAGCGGCCCACGATGGCCTTGATCGCTTTATTGAGCGCAACCGCCTGCACCAAAACGGTCTACGTGGCGGCTCCTCCGGTGGAGCGGGCCAAGATCAAGGTGCCGGAACACGCCAAGAAGTGCCCGGCGGTGCCATCCTGGTATCCGAAACCGACTTGCGCATCTGCACCGACCGCACCGCAGACGCAGTAGCCACGTTTGAGTACTTTGAGGGACTTCGGAAAGACGGTCTAGCCGAATAATTCAGCAATAGGAGTAGAGAGTATGCCGACCCCACCGCTTGACGATAAGACTATGCTTGAGGCTCTGCGCCTCGTCCACCAGCATGGCACTGTGTCTGAAGCCGCCAAGGCGATGAATATGCCCCGCCCCACGCTTCAGGCCCGCGTTAACTCTGCCCGGCATCGGTTCCCTGATTGGCGACCGGACGAGGTGGCCGCAGAGGCCCTGCCGCCGAAAGACCTGTCGTTCGAAGAGCGGCTGGAGATGATGAAGCGCCGCAATGCCATGCGGATCACTCATCAAGCCGCCAAGGATTGGCAGCGGGTCCATATCCCGGTCGAGGGGCCGTATGCGCTCTGTTGGTTCGGCGATCCTCACCTGGACGATCCCTATTGCGATCTTGACGCTGTGGAGCGCCATGCGCGCATCTGCGCTGAAACCGAGGGCATGTTCGGCGTCAATGGCGGCGACAGCATCAACAACTGGGTCGGGCGGCTTAAGGCGCTTTATGCCGAGCAGTCGGCCACTGCCGAAGAGGGCTGGGAACTGGTCGATTGGCTGCTTAACAATCTCGGTGTCCGGTGGGCCGCGTGGATCCTTGGCAACCACGATGCGTGGGAAATGGGATTCCGCATCTTTGAGAAGATGAACACCAACCGCGTCCTGATGCGCGATTGGGAAGCCAAACTGACCTTTGTTTCGCCCTGTGGTGGCGAGTGCAAGGCATGGGTCCGCCATGATTTCAAAGGCCAGTCGATCTACAACGAACTGCACGGCCAGAAGCGCGCTGCTATGTTCTCTGGCGGCGTGGCTGACATCTATGCCGCCTTCCACCGCCATACCTTCGGCGTGAGCCAGCATGAGCTTGAGAACGGCAAGGACGCCACCCTGATCCGTGCCCGTGGCTACAAGGCCAGCGACCACTATGCCATGCTTCATGGCTTCCATGAGCAGAAGACCGGGCAATCGGTCGTAACCGTTGTGGAGCCGCGTGAAGGCGCTCAACCCAAGATCACCGTGTTCCGCGATGTCGAGGACGGTGCCGGGTTCCTGACCTATAAGAGGAGTAAGATGTGATGGGATATGATCCAAAAGAAAACGCCGATAGCGATGCCCGGCTGAACGATCAGAAGGCCGCTATCGACGCAAGGATTGCTGAGCTAGTTGCCCGGCGTGACCAGATCAATCTGGCTCTTCATCATAATATGCTGGAACGTCACTCTGAAGGATGACACGGATCTCGTAGGTTGCGCCCTTCATTTCCAGACCAAATCGCGCATAACAGTCTGGCATGAAGAGGCGCAACTTATCGGCGTTTTCCAGAATCCTCTTGCCCAGATAGAGGGCGAGTTCGTCGTTGGTCATTATTTTTCCTCCCAAAATTATGGCATCCTATTCGTAAAAGGGTAGAGGAGTAGCGGGCTTCCACCGCTTGCCAGTTCACCAGCGCCGGATCGCCTCGGCTGCAAGGTGGACTGTCTACCGCTTGCGAGGCGGTTAGTGCTGCTCTGGCGCTCGACCGGGCAAGCCCAATCCTTATCCAGCTTATGAAGCATTGCAGATTGTTTTTTATACCATATTCAGGAGGTGGCTGTCAATTTCGCCGGTCATTGCGCGGCTCCTGTTGCATACCTGTAAATCCGCGTCATGGCGTATAGGTCAAGCATGGCGTCGGTCTTGTCCTGCTCGCCAGTTGCGCTTTCATAAGCCTCGCGCGTCCACTGGATGTGGTTTGCCAGCCAAGCCGC